ACCTCCTCCATCTAATATTGCACCTCCAACACTTTCACCTGTAACAGTAATACTGGTGTTAAATGTTTCGTTATCAAATAGATAGTGTGCTGTACTATCTTGAAGTACAATACCGTCTCCACTAACATTAGCTTGTGTAATAGCCTTGCTAAATGTTTCCCATGGCGAGCCTGAACTCCCATCTCCTGTACTGTCATCTCCCGTATCCGCATTGATGTAATAAGTTGTCATATTGTATTATTAAAAAGTGCCTCCGTTAATTTGTAATCGTTGTGAATATGCCCCCATGTCCACTTTCATGTTTTGTATCACTGGCACTCCGTTAGGGTCTTTAAGGTCGCTATTTCCTGTAATAAGACTTAATATATAAGGTTCAAAGTTCGTAAACTCAATATCGACTGGATTTTCTACATCATCTGTTTGAATATTTATACCCGTTAGTGTTGTTTGCCATGCTCCGTTAAGATAAAACTGAGCTAATCTTGTTTGTAAACTTTCTGAAAATACTGTTCGCACCCCCCCTTCTTCTTCTCGCCTGTTACCACGAATGAGAATATTACTTAATGCTTTGTCTGTTACATAATCCTTACCGTACCCTTCTGAATTACTATCTTGGAATTTACCAATGTCATATGCCCCTACTCGCTCTCTAAATAAGGTGCTTGATTGTTGCCATCCATTCATATAAATAAATGACTCGCTTGTGTCCGTTGCAAATGCTGTTGTTCCGTTTGCAGGTGTTTGAGTAAATATATTTGCTCGCGTGTCTACTATGTTAATACCAGTAGTGCTTATGTTATCCAAAGCAGACTGTAAATCTGTTTGATTTGATAATGTGCCAGTAATATTACCCCAAATAGCGGATTCATCCTTACCAACACCAGTTCCTAATATTATCATTCTTTTAGTTCATTACGAAAGGCTTTTATAAGTTGTGCGAATTTGATATTTTCGCCTTTTCTCCTGTCATCAATAACCTTGATAGACTTTAGTAGTCCAAGAAATTTAGACTCATTTTTCTTAAATCCTGTTCCGAATAACTCGGAAAGACCTTTTACTGACTCTGTAATTTTTTCATCTTTTTCTTTGATAGAAACATTGATTGTTTCGATAGCCGACTTCATAGCTTTAATAATATCTTCGTTATTTTGTTTTTCTGGTTTCGCCACCTCTAATTTTGCTGTTATTTGCTTCATACTTTCGATTCCTGCGGTTTCTATCTTTTTAATGGCTATTTGTATCTCTTTTGCTCCTAACTCGTCTGGGAGAGCTATTTTTACAGTAGATAGTTTTTCTTTTAATTTATTGACCATTTCTTCGGTCAGTTTTTCTAATTGTTTCGGGGTAAATTCGCTAATAGTTGTTCCGCCACCTCCGCCAGTAGGTTTTAACAAAATTTCGTTAAAAATACTGTTATATTCTCCCACTTTTAAATCTGTTCCCTGTATCATATAAGCAATATAATCGCTTCCGTCATCTGCTTGCGTGAAATTATATAAATAAACTCCCGCCTGAGTTGATTCTATCATACTCCCAGAATCCACCGCTGTTTCAACAGCATTGACAACCTTTTTAATGGCAATCGTTGTTGTATCAGTTGTTCCAAAGTTTCCGACAAAAGTTATGTTCATTGTGTAGATTATAAAGGATTTATTGTGATTTGTAAACTACTTAGGTGCGACTTTCTTAACTTTCGGTGCTACTTCTTTTTTTACTACTTTCGGAGATTTTTTGGCAACAGGTTTTTTCTTAATAACAATTTTAATATCTTTCTTTTTATTTGATTTTTTTGAAACTTTAGGCGAAGCTTTGTTAGATGATTTTACTTCAACTTTTACTGTTTTCGGCTTTGTCACTACTTTGCTTTTGGCTTTCTCCTGTTTTAGGGGTGTTGTCTTTAGTGTATTTTTTGATTGTCGGGACAACTCTTTACTGGAAATCTTAGAACGAACCTTTCTTGCTTCTTCCGCGATTCTTCTCATGGCTCGTACTTTTCCCTCAAGCAATGCTTCTAATACATCAGATTTAGTGTCTAGCTTCGTTAGGTCGCTCTTTCCTATGTCTTTTATAATAGGTGTCCACTCTTTTATTTGAGCGAGTTTATCGACCCAGTTTTTGTCTTTGAAGTCCAAATCTTGAATAGCATTTTTCGCTCTTTCTCTTTGTATTTTCAAGAAGTCCTCTGCGTCAATCAATCCTGATAAGTCTCGATTCAAATCCCCGACCTCTTTTCCTGCAACATTTTCTATTTCTTGACGAGCATTTCTCCTTAATATATCGAGTGCCTGCTTTTCTGCTTGTTGCTCAACTGTAAGCTCTACCTTTCCGCCCCCTGTTTTGTACAACTTGTTAGTCATTGTCCCTATCTTGATTTTCCTTTTTTGCAATTCTCCAACTGTCATTTTCCCGCCATTTTTCGCAAGATAAGCTTCTTCTCTCGCTAGAATTTTCTCATAACTTTTCGCAGAACTGGCGGTCTGAGGGTCGCCTTTTAATTTAGCTATTTCCTCTCTCAGTTCAGACAAGTATTTATTACCAACTTCCGTTTCTGCCACAGGAGCGATTTTTTCGTTTACTTTCGCGGAGATTTCCGCTTGGTCTGACTTGACCAGTTCTACTGCGTCATCAAATTTATTTATCGGCTTTTTTGAATTAGCTTCCGAAGTAATGGTTTTTGCAAAACTCTTATCTGCTTGAGAGAACTTTCCGTCCTTACTTAAAGCTGTTCCCTTGCTTCCGCTTTGTAGGACTTGTGCGGAATCCTCTAACACTCTTTCTTCCAAAGCTCCCGCCTTTTTATCTAATTGAAGACCCTTTAAGCTTGCTTCGTCCACAGTTCTTGAAAATAATTTTCCCTCCCCTCTTGATACAACTTTACTCAAACCCCCTTTAATTAAAGGAATTGCGGGAGGTATCATTGCTGTGACTAATCCAGTCCCTATTCCTGTTTCTAAAACCTCTCTATTGCTTTTGTTCTCTTTCATAGCTCCTGTCGCACCAAATCCAAATCCAAGCCCCCCAGACTCCGCCATAAGTTTTAACATTCCAACAGTCTTTTCTACTCCGTGCTTTTCCATGAATCCTGCTGACTTGCTTAATAACGATTTTCTAACGGCTTCTCTGGTTGCTTTCACTCCCGCGGTTGTGGCTTTAACTGCTCCCTCGATTCCAATCATTGCGGTTGTAACTATTTCTAACGCAGACATTCCCGCTGTTCCTAGTTGTTCTTTTAAGGTAGGTTCGTAAAATTCTTGATAATTAGGATTTGATAATTCTTGCTTTATTTCGTCTGGTAAATCTGGATTGTTTCTTAAAATATTTTGGTAAAGCTTTGTTGTTGCTTGGTTTTCTTCTAGTGTTGCAAAATTTCCTCCCATTTTACCAAGCATTGTTCCAAAATCCTTAGAACCACCCATTAACAACTCGTGACCCCCTTTCACTACATTTGTTGCGATTCCCTCTGCTTTGTTCGCTTGATTGACAAACTCATTGTGTCCCTCTTTTATTCCGTCAATAATCCCACCACCTAATCTAGCCATAAATCCCTTTTGAGGAACTCCTTGAGCTTCCATTCCCGCACTTAAAATATCTTGTTTTGATTGAATGGCTTTTCTTGAAGCCCTTTCTTCTGCAAAATCCCTAACCTCTCCACTTTCGAGTTTCAATTTTCGGTCTGCCCTTTCTTTCAGGAAATCTCTTTTCGGAGCATTTAAAACTGGTGCAACTGGTTCTTCTTTAATATTCGGAGAATTTACCGATTGCACAGGCTCTGAAAAGTTATCGTCCATTAGTGTTTGAAAATCGTTCATTATTGACTTGTTTTAGATAATGCTTTGATAACTGCTTTTATTCCGTCTTGCTGAATCCATGCGGAAAGGTCAGGATTTTCGTTAAATTCTTGCCCAAATATAGTTTGGTCTTCTACTGACATATTGTTTATTTCGGGGATATATTCTTCTAATCCAACCGAAGTTAAATCGGCTTGACTAAATCCTGTTTTAGATTGAGGAGATTCTATTTGAGGAGCTTCAACTTGTGCTTCTGGTTGTAAAATTCCTGTTTTTTGCGAAATAGACTTTTTCAGCTTCTCTATCAAGAATTCAATATCTTTCAAGAATTCTCCCTCACTTCCTCTGAATCCCTCTGACGTTGCCCAGTTTTTGTCATCAGCTCGCCTAGAAGCTAATTTACTAGCAGAATCGGCTACTAATTGCATTTCTCCCTCCGACAAAGCACCAAAGGTTATTCCGTCCGATTTAGCTTGAGCTAAAGAGTTCAATGTTTGACTAGCGAGAACCGAATCAATTAAAGCCATTGCGTCCCCTTTTCCTCCTTCAAGTGTTCCAACTCTCATGGGTCCAGAAATTAATCTATAACCTCCCATTTTTAGTTTTTCAAGATTTGTAATTTGAGCTGTAATCCCTGCAATTTTTGTATTATCTAGGTCAAATACTCGTTTTCCTCCTTGATTTGCTACAAGTTCGGCAAATTTGTTTCTAATCGGAGCATTTATCTTAGAGCTTCCAATTTTAGTTAGAGTATCTTCATAAGAAATCAATCCTTGATTGAAAGAAGTCAAATAACTGTTTGCTGTTATTTCGTTCGGAGTGAGAGTTTTTCCGTCCGCGGTTGTTATAGTTCCAGTTCCAGTTCCAGTTCCAGTACCAGTTCCACCCCCTCCCATTCTTTCGTAATCCCCTGTTTTTGGGTTGAAAATATAACCTTGCTTATTTACTGTTTTCATTTCAAAATCTCCGTCTGGTGTCAGACTGTTTATAAAAGTTTGTCCGATAATTTTCGTTGAAACATCTGAGTTAGGCGAATCTATAATAGTTTGAACCTGTGCGACAATGTATTCGTCCTCAAGCCCAAGAGCTTTACTTTCTTTGACTAATTTCGCTAATCCTAATTGTCCTCCTAATTCTCCTGAATATAATTCGTTCATAGTATCCTTGAAATTTTCCTCTGCGATAGAATCCTCGTCCCAGTTTCTAGAACGCAAATAGTCATCTCTCATATCCTTGGCTTTTGCTTCTCCATACTTTATTTTAAAAGCTTCATAAGATTTTCCAATATCTCCTGAATTAGTGAAAGACATTCCAAATTGTTCCTCAGCAGGAATTCCGCTTTTGTTTAATCCTGTTATGTAGTCATTTTCCTTATGCTTTTCTGGGTCTTGTTTTAAAGCTGTATATTCTCGCTCGACTTGAGCAAGTGCAACTAATCCGTCAATTCCTTGCTCCTTAAGCTCGTTCAATCTTTCTACTTTTTTATCAGAAATTGTTTCGGCAAAACTCTTTTCTTTCTTCTCTCCTATTGCTGAGAGCTGTGTATCTACCTTAATCTGACGAGTTTTCTCGTTTTTGATAGTCTCGTCCAACTTCTCATCAATATTTTCTTCTAGAAGCTCTGACGCGTCATTGTATTTTTCTTGAAGTTTTTGTAGTGCCGTTCTTCCTTGAGCCGTAATTCCTCCGTCTGGTGTTCGGTGTTGCTCCATAATCCTATCCGTTGCAACCCGATTGCTTTCGTTTAGATTCTTCCTAGCTCGTTCGGCTTCCTTGATAACTTTCGCTTCTGCTCTTTTTACTGGGTCTACATCTTCCCCCTCATCATCTTTCAAATAGTAGTTTCCCTCGGAATTTATCTCTAATCTGTCTCCGTCCTCTGCACCTAGAAACGATTTTACTTGGTGTAGGTGGTCTGCTGTTGAACCTTTCATCACTTTACCCGTTTCTGGGTCGATAAAGGTCTTATTCGTTGAATTATCGACTTTGTTTTAATTTGGTCGTCCGTAAATCTAACATTTATCCCATTTGCACGAGCTTGTTTTTGTGATTCGCTTAAATCATTTTCCCCGAATTCTACATATTGCTTAATTTGTTCGTTTTCTGGCAAAGTTGCGTTCAACTTTTTTTCTTCTTCCGATAAATTGCTGTAATTTTTATTAGCAACTTTTTCTAGACTCCTGATTTCTCCCAAAGGCTTTTTGCTCCCCCTGCTTTTAAAAGAATCCTCGGTGTCTTTCCTTTGTTGATTTTCTGCATTCCCACGAATTCCGATAGTTGCTTTAGAAACTGCGTTTGCTTGAGCAAGTGCTTGTCCTTTCTCCCAACTAAGAAGCGATATTTGATAATCTTTCGGGTCTTGTCCCTCTCCAAATTTTGGTCTTTTGTTGTTTATGTGGTCTAGGTTCACTACTCCTGAATTGTTTTTAGCTGTATCTATTGCTAAACCTCTAGCACTTGTTTGTCCAGTTCCTTTGAATCCTCCCGCGTTTATATAATTTTGTTTAACTAATTTTTCGTTCCCGCTAACTGCTCCGTCAAGTGGTTTTGAATCTAATCCGCGACCCGCCAAACTTCTCGCTCTTTGTGCGTCTGCTCCAACAACTCCGCCATACTGAGAGTTTATTTTAGCTTGCCTAGCTCCTTGGTCAATTTGCACAGAACCCCTCGAAGCTTGATTAGCTTCTCTATCCTTTTGCATTTTGAGATTTCTCATTTGCCGTTTTCGTGCTTCGCTTAGAGCCATGTTATGTAAGTGTTATAAAAGCTGTTGTTGCACTTGTCGCTGTTCCCACACTTGTTCCATCATTTGATAAGAAAGATATTCCCGCTTCTTGTCCTGTTAATCCTGTTATACTTGCTCCATATCCCAAGCCAACCGCGTTATCATCTAGGACATAACTTGCGTCTGCTACATGATGACAAAGAATTGCTGAGTCAAACTTAATCATTGTTAAGTCATCTGTTGTATTAGAACCCATTTGTATAAGATACTTAGGGTCTTCTGCCCCGATTGTGACCGAAATTCCAGCAGCTCCTGGAAGAGTCGTAAAAGAATCAGCCATGCTGTCATAAGCATATAGAGAAGTATCTATTCTATAGATTCTATCGGTAATTTTTTTAGGGATATATCCCTCAATCCCTGTAAACTGACCCACTCCTAAGTTCGTCATTGTACTAGTGCCAGTATCAACTGAAATAATATATCTACAATTAAATTTTGTTTCTGAGATTGATATAGCTTCATATGTAGTCCCACTCCCAATATAAAGCTCCGCCCCCTCTAAAACAGGAGTTGATAAAGTATGATTAACTATTCTATATCTTCTTCCTTGGTCATACCCCACTACTGAATAATCAGTTTCTATCGGCACGATAAAAGGAATAATCCCATAGCTCCCTGAATCAATAACAGTTGTGGGAGTGTTTTTAGTAATAACTGTCCCTGACACCGAAACATCAAATACGTCTGCACGAGCCGTTCCCACAGTGACGACAACACCATATTTCCCATTTCCAAGGAAAGTTGCTTTGAAATAAGTCTCCAGAGCCCCTAAGTCATACTCAGTGTTAGTAGTAATGGTTGTTCCAGAAATAGAAAGAATCCTTGAATAAATTTTTTGTGAGCCTAAAAGTCCATTATAGAAAACTATCACTTCATCTGTGGCGGTCTTGAAGCACTGAACCCTGTGTATACCAGAAGTAAATGTCTTGAGCGTGACCCTTGTTCCATAAGACCAAGCTGAACCGCTCCAAGTAGCTACTTTTGCGTAAATAGTTGTTCCCGCTATCCCTCCATAAATTAACAAATACTTATCGGTATTTATTTTCACAAGGTCTACTGTGTTTAGTCTTACATCTATGCTCGTTTCATATTCACTCGGAGTTCCGTTCACAAGAGAGCTTCCTACTTTCCATTTTCCGTTATCCCCTACCCAAAGTAAGTCTTTTTTTGTTATAACCCCATTTGCGGGTAATTGTATTCCGTTCACTTTTCCTAATTGTTCCCCGCTAATACTCCCATAAACTGTGCTAGAAACATCTAAAGCCTGTGCGGTTGTTAGCTCTGGTGCTGACGGAACTCTGACTACATGGTCTACGATTGTAGAACCTCGAATCAATCCTAAAAGAGTTGTTGTAGCACTTGAAGTCTCTGTAATTAGTCCCGTATTTTCCGCGTAAGCATAAGCTCCATTCGTTAATCCTGTATAACCTGTCGTACTTCCTTTTAAATTAGTCATTGTTCCTGTCGCGTCTATTGCTAGATTTTGTCCAATCGGTAAAACTCCTGATAAATTCGGGTAATTAACTTTATGGTATTTATAATATTTTCCGTCTGTATGAAGTGCAATAGAAATATTCAATGCTGTTGAATCCATTGCTTCTCCTACTGTTATTGTTTCCGAAACTGTCGTTGATTCAAAAGCATTAAGCAAAGAATTGTACTCCGAACTTCCTACTACTAAATTTATTGAAGAACCTTTACTGAAACTTGTTAGATTTAATTCGGTGTAATTGTCTGCGATAATATTCGCGTCCGCATTTGTTCCGTCATCTGCATTTGCTAATCCAATCATTTTATTGCCTGAATCTGAAAGTTTAACATTTAAAACATATTGCTTTTTTCCTCCTACCAAGCTTTCGCTCGCCACATCTTGTATTGCTACTCGTAAATATTTCGCGGAATCTGTTTTTTCTTTAACAGTTAATCTGAAATCTTCTATATTTAAAGAAGTTAGTTGATTTTCTAGAGTATAGATTGAACTTTCTGCCAGAATAGTAATTGTTGTGTCCGTTGCGGGAGCATAAGCACTATTTAACTGAAATTTTACGAAATCGAGGATTTTTGTAGCCATTAGAATAAGTTATTTTTTAGAGAAATTGCTTTTGATAATCTTCCAGTTCTCTTGTACTCCAAGATTATATCATATATTTCAAGATTCGCGTCTGATTCTTCGAGAATTTCGATTGCAATCGTACTAAATCTTCTTCCTGCTTTTACTTTTTCGCCATTGATAATTCGCTCCCGCACTGTGTCTATCGCACCTAAAGCGAATACATACTCCCCATACACTGCGTCCTCGTTTATCGAAGTTAAATCTTCTGGGGTGTAAACTTTCTCCCAAGAAGCCGTCAATTCGTTGTTAAAATATGCTCGAATAGAAACATTTGCTGTCGGGGAAACCCCCAAGACCGCTGTCACACTATAAAGAGTTTTATCTTCGTGAATTTCTCCTAATCCGTCCCATTCGGTAATATACTTGGATTTTTGAGTAGTCCCGCTTTCTGATACATATCCTTTGAATAGCTCGAAAAGCTCCCCAGTATTATTACTTCCACCAAATAAAGTTCCGTCCACTAATCCCATAGCACTTAAATATTGTCCGTCTACGATAAAAGGCGGATTACCTGACTTCCTATCAAAACAAATCAATGCGTTGTTCTGAGGACTATCTAGAGCCACTTGAGCCACGATTCTATCATTGATTGAATCATAACTGATAAATCCGTAAGTAGTATCTACTTGTTCTTCCCAGTATCTCTCGATTTTTCCGCCTTTGATTAAATTAGAAACTTCCCCAGTAAAAGGATTCATTTCAAAAATTCCCTCTGTATTCATGAAAACGATTGTGCTTCCTGTCGAAGCTACAAATCTCTCGCTTGAAACTCCGCGTCCACGATAATTAAAAGACTCTATTTTAGTCCTGCTTGAAACTTCGTCACTTGCATTATTTGGCTGTACCCAGTGTGCTTCTGCTCCTGTATGACCGAAAATAACAACTCCTGTACCTCCCTCAATAATTGCTGTACTTCGAGGGATTCCCACATTGTAATCTCCATTTGCATTTGCTCCTGTTCCTCCTGTAAATGCTCCTACTGGGTCGTTATCGCTAAAGTGAGCCTTTCCGTCACTTGTTATATATCCAATTCGTGAGCCGTCCCTAGACATTGAAATTATGGCTGCGGTTGTATTTGCTGTTAAGGCTGTTCCGTCCCAGTCTATCGCGCGTGTTCCCTCTCCAATAATTAGAACCGCTCCACTTTGCCTTGCACAAACTGTTCCTGTGAAAGTGTAATCTCCTAAACCTCCTGTCGGCGTGCCTATCACTCCTGCGTCTATTACTCTCATTTTAATATCTGCTCCAATATATCCAAAAACCACTATTTGAACTGTTCCGTCTACCTTTTCATATTCTGCAATATAAACAATCGAAGTGAATCCCAAAGTTGTTGTAAGAGAAGATTGCTTTGTTTTTTCCACGAATCCTTGCCTGTTCGTCAAATTCAACTGATAATTCGCTCCGTTTACAAAAACCTGTCCTCGCATACCAAATTCAAACGGAAAGTAATTTTTCCTTAATTTCTGTCGGTAATTTGTTTGAGTTTTTCCTATCATTTAATTCGATTAGCTTGGTCAATAGCTGTCCCTACACTCGGAGTGACTTCGTTTTCTGCGTAATTTAGGTAAATCAAAGCCATTACCTCTGATATGATTATTTCTTCGCTTTTCATCATAGTAAAAGGCAAAACATCTGCCATATCTGTAAATCGTGCCAAATCCTTTGAATACTTAACGGAAAAATCAGAATAGGACTCTATATACCATTTTCCATTTCTTTCGCTTACATTGCTTGTATCGATAGGAATTTGATATTCTCCTGCAGGATAAAACAATGCTATTTCGTTTTTAACTAAATCTGAGGGATAATCCAAAGGCGAAGTCTGGCTTTCTAGCCAAGCTTCTAATACATTTGGTTCAAATCCTCGTAGCTCTGAACGAACATTTACAATCGCTCTATCTAATAGAGAAAAGAAAACATCATTACTTTCTACTTCTGGGAGCATATTATCTCTTTGGTAGATTATGGTTTTGAGTGTTGTTAGATTCATATTTTTAAAACTTAGTAGAGCCTACCCCCTTAGAATAGGCTCTGAAAACTTTAAACTGAAACAACTACTTTACCGAACATTTTTCGGCTTTCTGTTGGAACTTGAACACCCCAAGCAGCCTCAGTCATGTAGTTAGTATCTGTTCGAGACGATTCGCCACGAACAACGGAATGTACTGGAATCGGGTTTGCCAATTCGATATTTCCTTTACCTCCTAAATAACAATGAGCTTCTTGAGTACCCATAGTCACATTTGCTAATGTTTCTGCGTAAGCTAAAGCACCGAATCTAGAAACTAATCTTAATTCAGTTGCTGAATCCTTAACTGCTGAAAGCATAATAAGATTTGCTACTGCGTCTGACTGTGCTGTTCCTACTGCAACTTGCGTTGAAGAAGTAGTAGCGGGGTCATTAATCAAAGCAACTAGATTGTCGATTGTTGCTGACGCATTTGCTCCAATCAAGAAATTACCTGCTGTTGTACCAATACTTGAAACCGCTGTAAATACTTGTCCTTTCAAAGTGATAGTATTTGTATTTGACGGCTGTCCTGCAAAGGTAGCTGTGATTTCGTGTCGTACATTGTTTGAAACATAGAAATTAACTCCAAGCATATGCATTCCAAGGAATCCATTTTTCATAATTGAATCTGCATAATTAAATCCAGAAGTCGCACCCTCTGTTTCAAAGTCCGCTAGAATGTCTGGCGAAGCTACGAAACTAACTGAATCGTAAGAACCTGCACTATTAGCAACTTTTGCCTTAGCTTTTGCAAGAACTTTTCGAGCTGTTCGAGTTGCAATAACAATCGGTGTACCTGCTGAACCTCCTACATCTCCGTCATCAATAGTTATGTCAGACTTAGAAACTTCCCCTAGGAAATCTCCGTCCATCATAGCTGTTAATTCTTTTCGAGCTGTCTTGTACTGTTTAAGCAAGAAATCTCCTGCATTTTGATACAATTTTGCGTCAAATTCGTTTTGTGTGAATGAATACTCATAATCCAAGTTGATAACTAACTGTGTTTGAGTATTTGTGAAAGTTTGGATAGCATTATCCGCACCACGAGTGTTTACTCTCGCCTTTCCCTCTGGTGTGTTGTCATAGTTATAAGTCTTTCCTCGTCCACCTGCTGAAAGAGCATTATGAGCTATTTTTCCTCGTAATTCTTCGAAAACTGTCATGTTTTTTACATGGTCTTCTAATTCGCCGAATACCTGTGCATATACTGCACTAAAATTGTTGGTTGCCATTTTGTATAAAGATAAATAAATATCTCTTTACTTAATACTACAAAGATGAAAGGTCTATCTCGCTAAGAGATTTCCCCTCTAACAAACTTTCCAAGTCGCCTGTTCCTTTTTTCAAAGTCGTAGGGGCTGAACTGCCTGTCGTAGTTAATTTTAGTGTCGCAAGTTTTTTCTCCGCGTCCTGTACTGGGTTTTTCTTTAGAAATGCTTTTATAGCGAAATCTACTTTACTTTCAGTATCTTCGGAACTACTGCGGTGGTATGCTTTAACGAATTCTTTGTTTTTAAGGATTTTAGAAGCTGTTGTTCCTAGTGTTTCCGCCCATTCCTTAACGGAGAGGGTTTTATCATTAGTTTCTTTCAGTTCCTGTAATTCTTTAACAGAATCGGGTGTTAAACCATACTTACTTAGTTGGTCATTGTTTTCTTCGTCATCTTCTGTATCCAGAACAAGTCCGAGAGAATCCATAAGTATATTTGCTCGCCTTTTGTGTTCATCTCGACCAGACCGCATGAGTTTTTCAACTTTTGCAATTTGTTCGTGGTCACTAAGCTTGCTGTACTTATCTACCATTTCTAAGTCTGCGTCACTTAAAGCGGAATCGGCTTCTACTGGTTCTGTGGTTTCTTCTTGAGAATCCTTAGAATCTGCTTCGGCTTGAACCGCAACATCTTCTTGAGAATCTTCTAGCGAGGAGGTCAGTTCTTCAACTGAGTCGTCTTGAGATTTATCTTCGGAGGTCATAATAAATGTGTTAAATTGTAAAGAGCAATTCAATAATAGTTCTTATTCGTAACTTTGCAAAGTTTAATCTCTTTTTTTATTCTTCTTAATATTCAAAGATTTTGTTTTGTATTCTTCCAGAAAATCTATCACGAAATATTCCAAACATTTTGTTCCTGCCGTTAGAACTTTCCATTTACTTATTTCTCCATATTCTTCGCTGTCTACTATCATCATTTTTCTAGACAATATTCCTACTTCAATAAAAGGTGCGTACTTGTCCATGAAAGTTTTAAACTCCTCTGGGTCAAGTCCCTCGTCTATCATGGGTTGTATGATACTTTTTTGAATCTTTAGTGTGTCGAATATACTCATTATTGAGGAACAGGAATTGAGGTTTGCTCTGGTGGTAATTCTGGCTCTGGTGGTGCGAAATCTTCTCTTGTGAACTGAATTTTTCCGTACTTATTATTATAGTAAAACTCTCTTAGTTTTATTCCTGCACCAGACATAGGGTCTGTATTTATCATATCTTCTCTCGCGTCCTGCATTTCAAAGAAAGCTTGGTCGTCCAATATTCCGTCTAATCTAGGTGTTAGACTAAACTCTGTTTCTTCGTTTTTCTTCAAGAAATCTCGAATCTTCACTTCAAGTGGCTCATATTGTCCGTTCTTGTCTTTCATCATTGCTCGGTCTTCTTCTGATTTGTTTTCGTAGAAATAATCTCCAACTTTTACATAAAGAATTTTGTCATGAAACTGACTCTCTCCTTTTTTTAGCATATAGATTTTTTCCATAGCGAATTGCTTATCTACCACTGCGTTTTCTGCCAACACAAAGATATTCGTCTTATCTGTTTCGTATTTACGAGCTTTTTGTTGTCCGTCTGTCGGTGCGTAATCTATCAATAACTTAAAATCAATCCTCGTTCGAACTGTCGCTTCTTCTAGTACGAAATTTCTCCATACTTCAAATATGTTAATATTCGGCTGAAAAGCCAACTGGTCTACTTTGATAGGATTTGTTTTATTCTGTGAAATCATAAAAGGAGTGCTTCTCCCCGCTGACTTGTTAGATAAATATTGATTCCAACGATTTGTCATTTCTGTTATATCGTCTGCGTAAAATATTAAGAGTGGGTCAGAAGCTAAGATAGCCGAATGAGAGCTTGAATTAACAATAACTGTCTCTAGGTAAGCCAAAGGATATAAAAGGTCTAGAACTCCGTATCCATGGTATCCTCGCGGTGCTTCCTTATACACTCTGCGTTTGACAGGACAAAATCCGTCTCCGTCATCATCTACCCAGAAATAATCTTCTCCGTCCATTTGGTTCTCTGGTGGCATATATGCACCTCCACCAATCAATACAGTATGTTTTTTCAAAGCATAGTCCCAGTATTTAACAACTCCGATTCTCTTGTCTTTATCCATAAGCTCGCTCGTGTCTACTGAAACTTCCTCGTAATCGTCATTCGCTTGGAAAGGAAATCCAAAAGAAACTTTCTTGAGCATTTCTTCGTCATAAATTTTAACAAACTCCCCAACTGTTAGTCTTTCACGAGTTATTAAGTCAGTATGACCATAAAATCCTAACACATTCTCCCATTTGAGAGATATGTCTTGGATTTTAATAGGTTCGCCATTTCTGGTTTGATACTCTTGTGATACCCAACATTGACCAAAAGCTAAATCTTTCTTAGCTTTGTTTATCATTTTTTCTCGTCCTCCTTTGGATTCTGCATAAGCAACAAGAGATGAGAAATTTGTCGCCTTATCGTGTTCTTTTGCGGGTGCGTTCTTCTGCGTAGGAAAGAACTCTATTACATCTGGAAAGAGCTTTGCTGTCGATACATACTCAAAACCCCCTAGCATTAAGTTAGAAGTGAATAAATTACCTGTCTGCTTTTCTCCCTCCGAACCAAGCAATTTTTGCATATACTTAGAAAGATATTCGCGAACTATTCTCCGTTTATCAAATTCAATTTCTTTGTCCTCATATCTCTTTTTAATAAAAGAAACCAAATCAACATCTTTTTGCACTCCGCTTCCAGTAGGTTTTACCTCCATTTAGAATATTTTTTTAAAATAATTACAAATTTTACCGCAATAAGTAGGAGCTTTCTTTTTTCCTTTTCCTCCTGCTACAACTCTCAATAACTGTCGCTCTGCTATACACTCATCAATATATCTAGTCAATCGGTCTACTGCTCCTTGAGCCGACTCTTTTTCTGTTGCGTAATAAAGTTTCCCAAGGTCTGAAATCTTCATAGGAATAGGAGCTTCCCCCTCATTATCCCAACAGACTAAATCGCCATTCTTTTTTATTCTAATCACTTCCATACTGCTAATTCCTGCCTTTGTATCATAAAATATACGAGTCAATTTTGTTTTTCCCATTAGGTAAGTTTGTTATAAATTAAGCCTTTGTTATCTAAACTGATTTCCCATTCTCCACTATAAAATTTTCCTATCAATCCTTGAACCTTAAAGCTTTCTCCAAGCTCTGTCACTTCTTTAGGAATATCTAATTTCAATTCTTTAGCTTTTTTTGAAATAAGAGGTTCTGTTATTTTATTTTCTATTCCGTTCTCCATAGCTTCGTCAATCTTCTTAATGAGCCATTCTTCCCGCGTCTTATAAGTATTTGCGGGTGGTTTTCCGTAAAGTTCTTTATACTTTGCTTGTAATTCTAGTAAATCCATTTTAAAAGGGGTTAAAGGTCTATTCCAAAGAGATTATAATCCGTAGGCTGTTGATAGTCAATCTTTTTTTGTTTCGCGGGTTTCTTTGCTACCTGTGGCTGATAAGCCGTTGCGTCCGAGCAATCGTCATTAGAACTATTAGGAAATCGCAATAATTCTCCCTCTAGGTCTTTACATTCGTCCTTGATATGAAATATTGAACGAGAAGCATATCTAGGAATAAGTCCGCGAATTCTTATTTCTTTCTTAGTCCCTCCATGCTTCAACATAACGATTCTCATATATATATTCCTTTTTCTCATTTCGTCCTCTAAGAACGGCATTATTGCGATTGTCGCCATAGTTTCCTCTAGCCCGATTACCTCTAGTCCTAGAGGACTCCAAAACCCCCATATATCAAACATTGCTTGGATTAACTCTCCTGTGTTTAATTTCTCCCTCCAAGCTTTTAAATGCCATTTCCCCTCGTCATCAACAAAGTTAAGACAGAATCCCGAATAATTTGCTCCCTCATCTTTCTTTACTGCCGAATCTATCGTTGCGAATATTCTAAAATTCTTCTGCATTAATTCCCCCATTGTGACTGACTGGAAGTATTCTTGCTTGAATTCTCTATCTGCTCCCGATACTGGGTCGTTCATATATTCCCCGAACCAATCCTGTGCGTCTAATCTGATTGCTGTTATTTTTTCCCGCGAAAAATAGTCCCAAGTAGGATTGTCGTCTGCGTCCAAAATCGGTGTCATCATCTGCACTACATTTTTCCCTCTCATATTCTCAATCACTCCCAAGTCTGTTATATAATTAGCGGTGCAAACATAGTTTCCGTCTACTGATAAACCTTGTATTGCTTCATCTATTGAGCCTATTATAGTTTCTGTTTGAACTATCGAGTCGGCTGATTTTCTATCTTCTACATCATCAAACCAAATCCAATCGGGTCGGTATGCGTCTTGAATATGCCCTCTTTGAGTCTGTCCGACTGTTCCTGCTAAGAATTTAACTCCACTTTGCAAAGTGAACGAACCCATTGTTTCCTCTCGTTTAGTTTTTTCTTCAAGTGTTTCAAAAACATCTCCGTAAATAGAACTAACTTCAACTATTAGATTATAAACATCTGTCACTATCTGCTTAGAGTTCTTTAAATCCTTTGTAAGCACTTTTAAGAACTTTCTCTTCCTCTTTATATCATTAAGCAAAACAAAGGTCGTAAACAGCTTTAAAAGGGTGGTCTTTGCCGAACCACGAAAAGCAATATTCAAATAATTTGATTGTCCTGTATAAGATTTGATGTAATTCATAATCATTTCTTTATGAAAAGGTGCGGGTTTATGTTTAAAATATCTTGGATAGCAAGTAGAAAAATACTGAAACTTTTTATAAATAATATCAATCGGGTCTGTTTCTCTAAAAACAAATAGTTCTTTCTTTTGTTCGGGATAGCCTTTTGTTATTATTGCGTGAATTTCTGATTTTTTCATTTGGCACTATTAGTGAGTTAGTTTAACTTCGTCCATGGGGATTATCAAATTTTTTAATCGTCTGTAATATTTTCAAGCATTTTATTTATTTCATCTAATCTTTCTTCTGTCATATCTATTCCCATGTTTATATTATCAACTATACTCCTAGTCGAAAACTCTCTCTTTCTCTTGCGTTCTAAATACCAAGTAGACATTCCTTTATCTTCTTCATTTAAAGCTTTTACAATGTTCATTCTAGCCTTTAAAACAGGTTCCTCCTTTAGTAGAGCCTTTCGCTCTTGAAATTCAAGGTTTTTTTCTTGATAGCGATACAATGTAGAACTATCAATCCCTGCAAATACGCAAGCTTCTTTATCCGAACAGCCTATTGCAAAAGCACTCTCTAATTTTAAGAGTGTTTCGGTAGTCATCTTCGTCTTTCTCCCCGCAGTTTGAGGATTGTCTTTTTTCTTAGTCATTGTTTCTATTTTAGATTAAATCAAAACTATTGTAAAATTTTCTTTTCTTTCT